GTGTAAGGCATAGACTCAAACTTTGAATTTATTTCATCTGCCGATGACAGCATTGCACTTTTAACTACATCTGCCGTAATCTTGCCTTCTTGTGCTAACTGTCTTATCTGACCTATTTCAACACCTAAATGATTCGCTATAGTTTCTATGATAGTTGGAGCTTGCTCAAATATAGAATTGAGCTCATCACCTCTTAACACACCTGATGCCATAGCTTGTGTAAGCTGTGTCATTGCAGAATCCATTCCTTGTGCAGATGCTCCGGCTATTACGAATTGTTTATTCAAAAGTTCCGTAAAAGCAACAAGTTCACCTGTATTCAAAGTCTTATAACCATTTGCGTCTATACTGCTAAAAGCATCCTTAGCCATAAGGCCCATTTTAGCTACTGCATCTGCTGTAGACTGATACGCTGCTCTTGAACGATTAGCCGATTCCATTATCGCATCCTGCAGATCTTTAGTCTTCTCTAAATCACCGGTAATTAGATTTAGCCTTGCTCTTGTTTGAGTAGCTGTGTCGGCTAATTCAATAAGGCTACCTGCCGAAAAAGCCCCTGCAGCAGCTGCAGCCAAACCGATGAAAGTTCCTGTCAGATCCTGAAGCGAGTTATCGGTTTGCTCGCTTTCCTGTCTTACTCTATCTTCCCTTATAATAGCATTATCAAGTTCTCCATTAAGCTGTATAAGTCTCGACCTTGCATCTGACAAAGCAGATGTATCTATTTGATTGTTGGATTCAGACTGCATTTGTTCAAAACTGTCTATACAAATAAGTAGAGCTGAATTAATACGTCTTATTACACTTGACATTCCATCAGTAAGCACTAATTGTGATTGTATCGTAGCCAATTATTCAACCCTCCTTATCTTTTTGATTTTTTCTTTGCTTCTTTAGCTTGCTTTTTGTCATTTTCTGCTTTAATGTCAATGGCAGCAATCACAAAGGCCTGTTCCTCCTCTGTCATTCCCAAAAAATCAGTAGGTTTCCAGTGGAACTTATGCAAACAGTAATATGCATAATTAGCTTCAGGATCGCCGCCATCTATTAGTTTTTTGCTTCTTTAACCAAGTTCTTCTCGTCAGTAAAACCGTTAGTCTCCATAACCTTAGTAGAGTAGTCCTCAAATTCTCCCGGAGTAAGCATTGTAGTTATAAGCTCCTCCGCACTCATAACTCCATAACTATCCTGAAGTTCCTTATCATTAAGGTTAGGAAACACTGTTGTTCTTACGCATATCTTTGCCAAATAAAGATTTGCATCAAACTCTTGAGTGTATTGACCTCTTTTACCCGCAACCGCTACGGTGTTAAAACAACTTCTTCTAATTCTTGAATTTTCTGTAGCTGTTATGCAACAGATCTCCCAATCAACCGGCTTTCCTTTATCATCTACTATTCTGTTTGATGCCGGATAAAAAGTATTTTCAATCTTCTTAACATTTTGTGCTAAAAATGCACTTAAACTTCTTTCCATAAATTACCTCCTATTGCATACCTTTAAGCATTGTAAAGCTTTCCGGCATTTCCCAATCATCGAATGTACCCTCTATATCCTCGTCCAGTGTTTCTGAGTCAGCATCGAATTTAGCAAGTACACCACCTTTTGACAGGCAATCCTTAAGCACTATAGTTTGTCTTCCTATAGCAGATGTAGGATCTTCATTAGTTATCTGTATATCAAAACTTGGAAGTCTTCCTGTATTTTTGTACTCAAGCCACATCTGCCTAAGTATTGACTGATTATAATGTGCAGTTCCTTTCCACTCACCTGTCCAACCACTCGGCTTATTCCCTTTGCCGGTTTTCCCAAGAATTGGAACTTCAACAAGATTTATTTCCATATTAGACTCAAAAGAATAAAGCTGCATAAACTTATATCTGTTACCGTCTGCAAGCGTTATATATGCGGAAGCTTGAGACCCTGCTATGGCATCCATAGCATTCATTATTGAATTATCCATATATCCTCCTTACTACGCTATGATTACATTCATGTAGAGTTTAGTCATAGCACTTATTATATTGACTCCGCTTATAGTACAAAGAACAGACTTTTTATCATTTCCCTGCACTACTTCAACAGATTTAGTATCAAAATTCTCTATAGCTCTAAGCTTTTCCAGTTCTTGATGTATCTTGCAAATATCATTCCACAGACTTATTCTTCCTGCGGGATCATTTGCCACTGTACCCAAATACCTCGTGGTAAACAATGCAGTTATATCATTACTTATCTGATCTATAACTCTGATAGTCTGATTAGATTGGAATAACTCCCCTTTATCATCTGCAAGTGTCACTAAAGAATTTATATCCTCAAGTACCCTTACTTCTCCGTTTACATTGTGTAATGCAAACTTGCCCTTCTTTATCGCTGCTTCAAGCTCTGATTGTTTATAATCGACATTTATTTCATACTCTCCGTTATATCCGGTATTAGTAAGGCTCTTATTTACCTCACATCCTGCCTCAGCTCCTGCAACCCAATATACAAGTGATTGCTTATCTGCCCCTACTACATCATTCTTAACAGATATGACCCCCTCATGGTCGCTATCGACAGCATATATAACGGTTTGAAACTTAGCACCTACCTCATCTCTCAACCTCTTTGTATACGCTATAAACAGTTTTGTTACGGTACTATCTGTACTTGGACAGCACAAAACATTGAAGGAAAAAGACTCAAAAGCTTCCAATGCCTTTTGATACATTTCACCCGTGATTGCACCTCCGTTAGTTCCTCCTGTCAACGGCATTCCTGCTGTAACCGATAATGTTGCTGTACTCTTGAAAGATACATAGGCATTGTCTTTAAGATTTGCCGCACCTGCTACAGTTTGCATATCTACCTGTGTGTTATCAAGATATGTGTATACATTAAAAGAACCCGGTACATCCACGCTTGCAGATATAACGAGTTTCAAATCATTTCCTCTTGGTCCCGGATATTTAGCCTTTGCAATATCATTACTTGCATGAACTGCATTTGCCGCCGCAAGTCTGAATACATGTACTTTTGTAGCGTGTAAAAATACTTCTCTTAAATTAATCAGTTCATCCGCACCCTGCTTGTATCCGAACAACTCTCTTGACTTAGCCTGAAAATCTTCCCTGCTTACTGTCTGTACTTTCCCTACTTCTCCCCAATTAAGAACGATAGGAAGTGCTACAACACCCCTGTCCGATAGTGAAGCAGTAGCCTTTTTTACATTTGAAAATACCGTATAAGCTCCCGGCAATATCTTATCCTGCTTAGTCCATATTCCGCCGCCTAAAGCCATTATCTCACCTCTCTTTTCAAAAAATCACTGATTATATTATCAACCTCATCCATAGAGTACTCATTATCATCATCCAGTTCTGCATTGATAATATCTTTGTACCCTGCATATCTGTCAGATAGACTAATTGTCTCTTTAGAATACTTGGATATGTCTTTGATTACTTTATTTGCCACTTTATCCTCCTTGGTCCACCTTTAACTCATCCATTCCCGAATCATTACGATAACTTATTGTGTTATAAGGGTATGAAACCTTAAAATGAAGAACTTCATCTACTATTTCATATCCTTTATTTGTTGCTCTTAATAAATCACCTGTAATTAATTCAATTAACGATAATTCCTGTGACAACTTATCCCCCATGCTCATACAGTCTTTATTTCCACTTTCAGGAAAGTAAATAACATCAAAAGCCGGAACTACTCTATACAGATCCTCATTACCGTGCTGTATATATTCTGTATTTATCAACCTTACTATGAAATCACCGTTATTTAGCCCTTGCTCAACTTTATCAATGTATATACTTGAAGCAGGAGACACTTTATTAATAGCAATACTTATTGCATCTAATACAAGACTGTTATTTATCTTAGGCATCAAGAACCTCCTGAAGCATCTTCTTTACTTTTCTTTCCAACAGTTTGGGAATTATAGTCCTAAGCTTTTCTTCAGACATTGTAAGCATGAACTGTGGATCTTTGAATCCGCCTCCTCTGGTCCTGTGCCCAAATTCAACATAAGGAGCATATTCAACCGGGTTACTTATAACAACTGTGTAAGTATCTCCCTCTCTGGTTACAGTTACATTTTCAGCAGCAGTCCATCCACGCCTTAATGTTCCTCCCACCTTGCCACTTCCGCTAGGATACTGCCCAACCGGCGTCCTGGGAATCACAAGTGCAAGAAGTCTTTTTGCAATTTCCTTACTACACTCAGTGCAAAATGCAGCCATATCAACTTGCTGTATTCGCTCTATGTTTTTCTGCATTGCTCTGATCGCTTCAAAATCAGCACTACCCCATGTTGCCATTATGCCCTCTCCTTTTCAAGCTCCAAGCATACCTCTTGATGTGTTTCATATATAGCGGATACACCACTTGATATATAATCAATAGTTACCTCATTTTGAGTTATTCTTAGTTTAGAGCCGGGAGCAATTTTAATCTCCGGAGCAATAAATAACTTAATAGCTTGCTCTATATTTGATACTGTATCAGTCTGATTTGCCACACCGGAACTACTGTATGACAACCTGCAAGGCTGATTGTTTAAGACTGCCATATCCATTAACGCTGTGGACTTAGTAGTCTCGTCCTTTACTTTTTTCTTTTCCAGTATGGTGCAAAGTCCTTTGTACCTACTTTCTATAGCCTTCCTTGCTGCTATCATACCTTTATTTACCATTTGAACCTCCTATAGGTATTAAATTCACCCCTACCATAGGTCAAAAGATAATTTATAAAGCTATCAAGCCTTTGCTCATCTGTCTTACTCCCTTCGCCTACTGAAAAAGCTATATTTATATCACCCTCTTGTATCTGCTTAATGGCTGAGTCAAGATTTAAACTTAAAAGGTCGTTAGGAGCAAATGTCTTTTTTGACATAAGAAACTCACCAATGACCATATCAATTGCAATATTCATAAGACCGTCAGGGATACTAGAGACATTGCAATCGTTCTTTATAGTATTTTCAACCTTTTGCATAGCAAAGTTTATAGCAATATCATCACTATCTTTTACTGTATAGCCTAATGACTGCAACCTCTCTTTTATCCTGTCTAACATATTACCCCCTTGAGATTAT